TACGGCAATTTTCCCGAGTTCTGGGGTTTGCCTATTTGGGGACATTAGGAGGATTTCCATAGTGTCCTCGCTGATGAATTGGCGGACGCTTTCCACCGCAAACTTGTTTGGATCTTGCTTATTCATCGGCAATTCCTTTGGGCGTCGATAATCCTAAAGTACGACGTAGCAATGCGCAGCGCTTCCTTGTAAAGGAAGTTCTCTGGAATCCAATAGCATTCTGCCTTGGAAAATTGCCTCGCTACAACTGAAGCGATAGTCTGTAGCTCATTCTCATTGTGGCATACATACTTGTCGCAAAGATCATACAGCTTGTAGGTTAGCTCGGTATTCATCTTAGCAATCATCCGTGTAGGTGTTCATGTAGGGGTCGTAGCCCTCGTCGCTCGGCTCATTGTAGCGTTCGCCGTCGAACTGGTCGGCCATGAAGTCCGCGATGACCTGGGCGACGTACTTCGCCGTAACCGTCAGGCCCGGCATTTCCTTCTGCACGATTTCCGCGATCACGGCATCGTCGAACTCGACGTAGGACAGTTCCGCGATGCGCGAGTCGATTGCCGCTTTGATGGTGTTGCTTTCCATGCTCCCGATTATAGGTTAGGGTTCGATCGGCTCAACAAGAAAGGCTAAAATCTTTCGCTGAAGACTTAAGGCCTTGAAAACAAAGGAGTTAGCGAAATCCGGGCCTGCCCCGATCGCCCTAAGTCCTTATTTTACAAGGGGTTAGGTCAGTCGACGTACACTCGCTTGAGTTGTTGGCAAACCGCGCATTCCCAAGTTTCGATATGGCGGAAGGACTCAAGAACATTCCAAGAATGTCCATCCTTCTTGCAATCCGTGGGGACGAAGGCCGGAAGGCTCGCCAGTCTCGCCTTGTGCGCTTCCTCTCGCGCCTTATTCTTTTCCAACTGGACGATCAAAGCCGCCTTCAGTTCTTCGATGCTCATGCTGTGGATTATAGGTTAGGGTGTTCTAGGCTCAAGCAGAAAGGCCAAAATCTTTCGCTTCGGTCGCACCGTATACCCCTAGTTGTAACAAGTTTGTCCCACCGGAAAAAATCGCGTGTTGGAGCCTCATTATTATTGGGTTTTACCCCATATCCATAGGACCTACTTTTAATTAAATCAAAAACAAACTTAAAAGTTAATTTGATGAAATCTTAAAAGTTAATTTGATGAAATCTTAAAAGTTAATTTGATGAAATCTTAAAAGTTAATTTGATGAAATCAAAAAGCTACGGGTCCCATCCAGGCTTAAAAGAATCCCATAAAAATCTATGGGTCCCATAATCACATGTTCTTATCTAAGAGTTTAAGGACATGCAACCAAGTTTCCTTAGTCTTAAAGTATACTTCCATGGTCGTGTGTCCGCCTTTGTCATTCATCAGATAGATATCTAAACCATACAAGTTAACATCATCCTTGTAAGCGTAGTATCCTTTGAAGTCTAGCTGATTAAAGGTGAACATAACGTACCCATCAACGTAGACTTTAATTCTACCGTTGTAAGTACTAAACTTATACTTGTGACTCATTCTGGTGGGTAGTCGAATAACCTCTTATCTAATTCGTCGCTAGCATCCTTGTTAAGGCCTTTAAGAGCGTCGGCTAGATCATAAAGGATATATTCTGGGTATACTCCACCCATTAGTGGTTGTGGGAGGAAGTTCCAAAAACCGTCCTCTAATCTTACAAACTCCCCAATTTTTAGGTTACTGTCAAAGTAAACTGCAAAAGTAGCAGTATCTACTTTCTCCCAGTTAACATACACTCCTTTATTTTGATTAGTTTCCATTGTCGTTCCTATAGAATACGAAATCGTTACTCTCGTCGCTCCAAGTCATATTAATCATACCTTTATCCACTAGATCTGATAGAGTCATACTTAGGATATGATTAACAAGCTTATCTAAGTTGGCATCTGAAATTAGGCAAATTCCATTCTTTGGTGGGAATAGCTTTCGGTATTCCTTTACTAGCTCCTCAGTCTCAGTTACGTTTAACAGTTCTGAGTATACCTTTAATGTGTCTAGCACAGTATAAAGGTTATGGTCTTCGCACTCAAAAAGTTGATTATCTTCGTGTTCCATTCTTATTCCTTTTTCGGTTAGGCTTCTTGATCGGCTCGATGGTGACTCGGACTAGAACGGGATCGTCCGCGTCACCGATTCGAAGGTGTTTTTTTGCGACGCCGCACGAACCGAATAGCAATGGGCGGACATCCAAACTGGTGAACGCGAGGTACTCGGTTTCGTCTTCCACTGCCCACATTCGAAACTCCTGCTTTTTCACTTCCCGCCCTCCTTATCCGCGAGCGCGTCGATCGGCTCGATGGTGATGCGAACCTTCTGGATGCAGTCGCCGTCTACTTCGATCCAGTACTTCGCATCTCGGAGCCGATCGAACAGCAGCCGCCCCGCACCTACTTGGCGGTGTACCCAGCCGCGCCGCGACACCACGGCATACGCCTTGAACGTCTGCTTCTTCACGGCTTCTCCTTTGTCGCTTCGCGTTCCATGACGTACATTGTGGCCCCAAGCGCAACGCGGGCGGTTAGCGCAGCCGCGAACTGCTCGGGAGTCAGCACGATCTCCCAGCGTGTGATAGGATCACGACAGGATTTCGCCTGGATTCGGTAGTCGGTCGAGTTCGGGGACTCTGCCCTGACCACGACAACATCCACGGTGAGCTGCGAGCGTTTCACTTTTCCCCCTTGGCCGCGAGCGCGGCCTGAAGGGCTGCAACGCTGTCGATGGTCAGCAGCACCCTTTGCCCGCTGGGCAGGAAGCACACCCATTGATTCCGCTGAGAGCAGCGAGAATCGTACGGCACCATCAGCCCTTTCGCCGCCGCCTCGATGGCGCGAAGGCGTCGAACTTCAGATCGTAACATACTTAATTCCTTAGCCATATTTGATACTGTATAGTTGTCAATTTCCCAGCCATGCAGAATCAGTTCTGCTGAACAAAGCTCTGATAGAGTTTCTTCACTTATAGGAATGAAAACGTCAGGAGCGTCCATATTTTCTTCAGGAGTCATCACTATCTCCATCTTTGTCTAAGATATAAAAATCAGCAGCGTTAAACTTTGGTTTCTTATTTTTTGCAGTCGCGGACTCAAGATCTCTAATCTCTTCGATTAAAGCATCATAATCTTCCTGCATAGCTCTAATTTTAGAGGTTAGATAAGTAAAACCTTCTCTATTGATTGGGATTAAATCCGACCCGTCGTAAATGTAGTCACTAGCAGAAGTTTGAAACATCATCGGTAATCACTCATTTCCTTTCTTATCTGCTGAAACTTATCGAGCGTTTCTCTGTGATTCGTATCCAGCTTACTATTAAGCTCTTCCAATCTGCCGACAAGATCTTCGTACCTTCCGTAAATCACTACATCGTAAATTATGAACACTACGATAAAAATTAACATGCTAATCATGGTAATCACAAATAGAAAACTCCAATTCCTTTATTTCTAGTTAAATTTACAGAGAGAGCTTTCTCTTGCTGTGGCCTCCGAGGGTCTATATCGTTAATTAAAACTCGTATTCCACAGCCGCAATCCATTATTAACTTATCGTAGAAAACTTGGTTATCTTTGAAGAGCTTCTCTAAACTTTCGCGCTGCGTCTCAGGGCGTCCGGTGGTGAGGATGATTTTAGCTCCCTTCGCGTGCCATTCAAGAAGTTTTTCTTTACTTCCTGGTAAAAACTTTGGGTTAGCCATCCCCGTAAAGAAATTTTCATTCTGTTCAAGGATGCACCCGTCAATATCGCAAAAATAAGTATTAGGGATCATAGTTTAATGTTGCTATAATAGATACAGTAGGAGGATAATTCTATGTTACTAAAGTTAAGAGGTGGTCTGAGGAGAGTTACGCATTGTTCCAGCGGTTGCTGTATTAAGCACCTTCCATTCGTGAGCGGAATAGAAGGTGCGTAATAAATGCTGATGCAGCCCCCAAAAAGCCGTCATAAATTAGTGTGACGGCTTTGCTCATTAAAGTAAATGATTCTGGTGAGTAAGCCCTAATTAAGCCACAAGGGCTAGTAATAAAAGTAGAAAAAATGATGCCTAACCAAAACCCTAGGCAAAGAGTGCAGCTAGTTAGCTTACCGAAGAACTTAAAGATAGAATTAGTTCTGTGTACAGCAGAAATTAACTTATCATTCTCATCTAAGTAATAGTTGCTGTAAGAAAGGAAGTAGCGCAAAGGCTGAAATAGCTTTGAGTGAGCAATACCCACAGCACCCCCGTAGCAGCTTAAGCTAAACACAATAAGTAGGAATAGTTCTGTCATTTTAGCACTTTACTGGTAATCTAAACATTTTAATGAATGCTCTACGGTTAATTTCCCACGACTCTCGGGTATGCCCATCTGAGTTGTGTAAAATTAGTACTGGGACTGTCTTGTTGAAGAAGCCCATCTCGTAAGCCTTGAGGGTGTAGTATAGATCGTAGAAATCCCAATTTTGCGAAAATTCTTTTGGTTTTTTTAGTCCTATCAGGTCTAGTGTCTTTTTCTTAGCTGCAATAAATAAACCATCTAATACTACTACATTCCTACATGGACCAAAGTAGTTAGGGGTCATGGTTTTTAGGTCATTACCTTGAAACACAAAACCACTATGAAGTCCTGCTTGACGGTACTTCATCTCCCACCAGACAGCATTATTGTCTAAATATGTAGTTCCTGCTGGACCGACAAACCCTACATCCTTCTGGGAGAGAGCTTCTTCAAGAGTATGTTTAAAGTCATCTCTATCGGATAAGACTTCAATATCGTCGTGACACAAGATAACTATGTCTTCAGGGTTTGCATTTAAAGCCTTAATTCCTTCTTCATACCCTTCAAAGATAGAGTTAGCGTCATAAGAGATATGAACTTTAATATCTGCTTTTTGATAGTAATCTAATAACTTATTTAAGCTTTTACTTACTTTATCCTTACGACTACATATTACTGAGTGTATCATAATTTAAAGAGATGATAGATGGACATAAATAAAATTAAGCAAGAATTTGATAAATGTAGAAAAGATCCGGTATACTTTATCTGTAATTACATAAAAGTTGTACATCCGATCTTTGGACTCGTTAAATTTGATCTTTATCCATTTCAGAAAAAACTAATAAATGAGTTTAAATCTAACAGATTTAACATTCTTCGTAAATTTAGACAAGCAGGCTGTACTACTCTTGTTGCTGCTTTTTCTTTGTGGAAGTGCATGTTTACGGAGCACTACAAAGTTGTAATTCTGTCCAAGGATGATGATGCTTCCATGGAAGTTCTTTCCAGAATGAAAACTGCTTACGATGAGCTTCCTGAATGGCTGAGGCCAAAAGTAATTAAAGATTCCGCTCACGCATTAAGATTTGTAAATGGATCTGAAATTAAATCTAAATCCTCCTCTAAGCAATCTGGGCGTTCTGCTGCTGCTTCATTGTTAATTCTTGACGAAGCTGCGTTTATTGAAAACATTGATACTATTTGGGCTGCTGCATTCCCTGTTATCTCCACAGGTGGTTCAGTAATTGCTTTATCCACAGTGAACGGTGTAGGTAATTGGTTCCACCGTCAATACACGGGGGCTAGAAGAGGCGAGAACTCTTTTCATGCTATTGATATTAATTGGAAAGATCACCCTCAGTATTTCAGGCATCCCGGTTATGAAAAAATGTATGAACGCTTGATGCAGCAAGATCCTCCAGTCAACATTGACGAGTGGGAACGTAAGACTAGAGGATCGGTTACCCACAAAGAATGGTTACAGGAATATGAAGCAGAGTTCTTAGGTACTGGCGATACTTTCGTAGACGGTGAAATTCTAAAGCAATTAAAAGAGCAGATAAACGATAATTACACCACTAGGTATAACAATAGATTTAGAATTTGGCATCACCCAAACCCTAATCACGATTACATTATCGGAGTTGACACCTCTATTGGTAGGGGTCTGGATGCCTCCGTGGCACAAGTAATTGATATTTATACTGGAGAGCAAGTAGCTGAATTCAGGTCAGTTAATACCCCTATTAATGAGTTTGCTACGATGGTAGTTCAGATTGCTCGGGAGTATAACACAGCTTATATCGTTCCAGAGCGTAACATGATTGGTCACAATTTAATCTATCAGATAAAAGATGTAGAGCAGTACGAGAACCTATTCCTAGATGATAAACATGAGCCTGGGGTACAAATATCAGAGGCAAATCGTAGGCAAATGTTAGTTCAGATGGATGAGGCAATAAGATTAAATAAAATCAAACTAAACTCTGACCGTACAGTAGATGAGCTTTTAACCTTTATTATTGACGAAGTTGGTAGGTACAAAGCCGACGTTAACTGCCACGATGATTTAATTATGGGTCTAGCCTTGGCTGTTCATGGATTTAATGAATTAAGAGTTAATACCCCCATGCTCCAACATCGACCAAATGATGGAGATAAGTTTAATGTGCCAATTACCCAGTCTAAATACTATATTAGAACTCCCGGTGGTTTAATTCACGAAGAAGATCTTAAATGGCTACTAAGTTAAACGAAAATTACACACAATTTGCTCCTAGCAGAGGCAGCATTTCAAGCTGGTTTGGCTCTTGGTATTACCCTATCGGTCGTACCGGCAAATTCTTTGCTAAATTCTTATCTGGTAGATCAGAGCCTAATTTAAATCAAAATGGAACTACTCCTTTAGAAATTCTACCTCCGCAACCCCATCCTTTAGAAGGTGATACGCTGCTTAGGAAAACTCCTGCGAGCACCATGGCTCCTGGGAAGACTACTCAATTAATTCCAATAAACGAAGAAGAACTTGAGCGCAAGCGCAGATATCAAGAATTTGAGGACATGGATGATTATCCAGAGGTAGCTGCTGCTTTTGATATTTACGCAGACGATTCAACTCAGTTAAATCTAGATGGAAGCCGCTGGGAAGTAGACACCGATGACCAGCTTGTTAAAGACGAAGCTGATACATTCTTCACAGATATTTCTCTTGAGAATTTAATGTGGGATGTTGTTCGCAATACTGTAAAGTACGGAGATTGTTTCGTTGAGCTTGTCGTAGATATTGATAACATTCGCCGTGGTATTCAAAAGATTAAAATTCTAGATCCAAACTACATTTACAGAATTGAAAACAATTACGGCATATTAACCGATTTTCTACAGGAAATACCACTTCAAACGGACAATACTATATTCGGTAAAGTAGGTACTACGACTGCACAACGTGTAGTTATACCTCTCGATAAGAATCAGATTGTACACTTCCGAATGTTTACGTCTGACCCAACTTACTATCCTTACGGTAAATCAATTGCTGCGGCTGCTAGAAGCGTCTACAAGTCACTGAAAATGATGGAAGACGCCATGTTAATCTATAGGTTAACTCGCGCACCGGAGAGGAGAATTTTCTATATTGATACTGGAAATTTACCTTCATCTAAAGCAGAGCATTATCTTGAAATGCAAAAAAGCAAATTCAAGAAAGAAAAATACTTTAATCGTCAAACAGGTGAGATTGATGCTAGATTCAATCCAATGGCACAGGATGAAGACTTTTTCGTATCAGTAAACGGAAAAGGATCAGGCACTAAGATTGATACACTAAAGGGAGCGGAAAATCTTGGTGAAGTAGATGATGTTAAGTACTTCAGAGATAAGCTTTTAGCGACTCTAAAGATTCCAAAAGATTACATCGTAGAGAAAGACCAATCTCCAGAACGCAAAGCTAATCTTAGTCAACTCGATGTTAAGTTTGCAAGAGTAATTCTAAGAGTACAGCAATGCATTCAAGTTGGCCTGGAAGCAATGCTTAAGCGACATCTTTTAGTTAAGGGATTTCCACCTTTAACTGTATCGAAACTTAAGATTAAACTTCCTGAACCATCCGATATGTCAGCTAAGAGACAGCTAGACATTGATGAGCAAAAAGCCAGACTTGTTCAAGCGGTAAAGGGCTTAAACATATTCCCAATGGAATACATTTACAAGACTTATTATCAAATGAATGATGAGGAAATAGATGAAATCAAAAAGAAATTGGAGGAACAGTCTCAAGATCCAATCATGGGAGCGATTGCTGCTGGGATGCCTCCCGGAATGGCAATGGGTGGTGCTCCTGGCATGGGTGGTATGGCTCCCCCTGGTGCTCCCCCTGGCGGCGGTATGGCAGGTCCTGGCCCAGGTGAAGCAGGCGGCCAAGAGCCTGCTGAGAACACTCCTCCCACGCAAATGGAGCAATTGGATTTCCTAGAGTTAAGTAAATTAATGATAAATGAGGGTTTAAGCGAAGAGGCAATTAAAATTGTTAAAGATTTAGCCTTGGAAAGAGAATTAATTAAAAACTAAGTAATAAAAATCCCCTAGATACTTTTGATAAAAGGTTTATATGCTAACTAACTTATTTGAGTCCCGTAACAAAACATTTCTTAACCTAGTGAAGCTAGGTGATTTCCTTGGGCGTTCTTTGAGAGAGAACGTAGAGCTTTTTAATGTAGAAGATAGTCTTGCCACCTACCTAACTGAAAGCGGAGCAGTTATCCAGGGTAACTTCGATTCAAAGGCATTAAAACTAACCGACGTACAGGTTCGCGATGCTAGCATCTTTGAAGATAAAGAGATTTACTCTAAGTTAGTTGACAATAAAGTTAATAACTTCCTTGCGGATATTATTAGCAATGACTTGGATACTGTCAATGAGAGTTTTGATTCTATTCTAAATCTATGGGAATCAAGACTTAAGTTTGACCACACTAAGTCTCGGCTAGCCTCAAAGGTTGAGAGATTTGATGAGACTGCTCAAATAGTTTCAACGGAGGAGTTTAGCCGAGTTGTCGAGATAAAAGATGACTTAGTGGCTATGCTGAAGGAGTCACAGAATTTCATCAATATACCAGAGATTCGCAACACTATTAAACTCTCTTCGGTAATTTCAAAGTCATTTAATCTTCCAAAGTTAACGTATGAGAAGCTAGCGGAAGATAAAGTTTATCAGATTCCTAGCACGATAAACCATACTCTATACGATCATCTTTGCAAGCACGAACTTATTACTAAAGAATTAGCTGAGGCTAAGACAAAGTTTGAGACTGTATGGGTAACTAACGAAAAGGTACAAAAGCTGCCAACTAGCATCTATGAGTCAGACGATAAGATTGCGGCTCTCGTAGCTGAAATCATAGTAGACGTTCCATACTTTGCTATGGCTACTAAGAAGCAGATCTCTTCGCTGGTAGAGAACAACTTAGATCTACTAGTTGATACTAAGGCTGTCCCAGAGAAGGATATAAAGAGCTTTGTATCCAAGATCTATGAATTCAAGAAGCCGGTAAAAAACTACGTTGTTAATCTTCTGAATGAGAAGTATGGCGTTAATGTACAAACGCTAACTGACGTTCCAACATTCGATTCACTAGTAAAGACTCATGTCGTTATTTTTGAATCCCTTGCAAGACTATCTCCAAAGAGTTCTGTAATGAAGAAAGTTCTCGGAGATTTTGCTGACACACTAAAGACTAAGAACGGTATAGAAGCCATTGACGTTTCAGATTTCCTAGAAAGTGTATTTGATGAGTGTGAGTACAACTCCATTCTAAATGAAACGTCTCTAATGAATTATCTGAACTTTGAAAAAGTTGCTGATGATCTCGGCAAGATTGGACAAGTTCTAAAGATGATTCAATCTGGTATGGGTGGAGGTGCAGCGGGCGGGTTAGCTGCTGCTCTAGGCGGAGGCCAAGGTGCTCAGGGTGCTGCGGCCCCTGCTGCTAATGCTATGGCATCTCAAATGCCACAAGGAGAAGGCCAAGCGGAAGCTGATGGCGGTGATGAGTCTGCGGGTATGATTCCTGATGAGGAAATGCCTAATGAGGACGGAGAGGCTGGAGATACTATGCCAGCTATGGACTCAGAGGACGCTGCGGCTGAGGCTGGGGAAGAGGTGGACGCCGAGCAAGAAGGACAAGAAGGGATTGCCGGTGGAATGTACGACGATGAGGTTGAGATGACCTCTAAGGATGAGTTAATCGACAACATGAGAGAATTAGAGGAACTCATTTCTATGCTAAAGTCTGACATGGGCGTCGAGGGTGGAGAAGGCGAAATGGAAGGTGAGGGTATGGAAGGCGAAGAGGATATGCCAATGGGAGATGGCGACGGCGACGAAATGCCTGAAATAAATACGGGCGAAGGCGACGATGAAGTCCATATTGATACCGAGTCACATAATAATGAGGGTGAAGGGGAAGAAGAAGATATGGGCGACGAGGAGGGAGATGAGCCTCCTGCCAAGCCAAAGAAGAAGAAAGGAAAGTCTGAAGACTAAATATAAAGTATGCCCCCTGGTCCACGCCCGACACCCTTCCCGGTAGTCGTACAATTTAGTGATTCAGCAAATCCAACAACTCCATCTAAATTGTTGGAGTCTAGCTCACTTTATGTAACTAGCTTTTCAGCTATTACAATAAGTGCAACTAATATAAGTGCTACAAATTACTTTAATCTTCCTGGCGGTGGGGGTTCAGTAGATTACAACCTTTTAAATACTTACTACTTAAATTCTTCAGGAGATAGTGCGAGCGCAGGATTTTATTTAAGCTCTGTAAGTGCAACTAATCTAAGTGCTACAAATTACTTTAACCTGCCTAGCTCTACACTTGTTTGGAACCAAGCTCAAGATGTAGTTCTTTATGTAAAGAACAAAAGTAATTTTTCTCTGCCTAAAGGAACTCCTGTAGCAATTGTAAGTGCTACTGGGAACAACCCCGTTGTTGAGCCTTTATCTTCAGTAAACACACATGTCCCAGAAGCTTATGGATTTGCAAATCATGTTGCCGGGTTAGTAAAAGATACTATAAGTGCTGATGGATTTGGGTACATCGTAGTAGAGGGTCTAATTGAAGGTAACGGAGGGGCTGACCCATTAAATACTAATGCATTTCAAGTAGGGGATACTCTGTATGTTTCTTCTAACGGGCAACTTAGTAATGTAAGACCCAACCCTCCATATGAATCCCATCCGGTTGGCTTTGTAATTAGAGCAAACAGCAATAACGGTAAGATTTTAGTAAAGATAGAAAATCAGCCTGAAATAAATGATATTGTTGGATTTGACTTAAGTTCAACATTGATTAATGGCGATTTAATTGCTTACGATTTAACTACAAGTACATTTAAAAATACTCAAGCTTTAAATTTATCTGGGGTTAGCAGACTCGGAACTGTATCTGCCACAACGTACCAAAA